AGCAAATCCATAGCCATAGCTAAGTTAATCATTGCTGCCTCTTTGCTACCCATCTTTGGTTCTGGGGTAGACATAGGGGCAGACATGGGAGGAGTGGAAGCGTCTGAGACTGCTTCTTGAGATGGTGCTCCAATAGAGCTAGGCATATTGATACCGGAAGGAGCGCCTCCACCAGCACTGCGTGGGCCTCTCATTAACTCCATCAATTTGTCCTGCGGAACACTCATATTTACTCCTTGTGCAAGTTTGTAACCACTTACAAACTTTTTGTCAATGGGTGGCAGTTATTTTGCATCCAACTGCCAATGATGGGTTGCTCTAGGCAATCAAGGTTTTACCCTTGATTACTTGCGAGACTTACGGCCTTTACGTCCTTTACGCATATTGCGCTCCTTGAGATAAGGCGGCCACTTGCTTGAAAGGGGAAGCAGCCATACCCTGTATCACTCTTACGAGTAATTCTTACCGTCTAGTCTTGCGACCACGTTTTGCGTGCTTGTACATAGTGTTTCCTTTGTTCATGAACGACGGGAATAATCACGCTGATTACGCCCGGAGTAGTTTTTAACACCTTGTGTTCTGTAAGTCAAACTTGGCGCAGACTCGCCTCTCTTGAGTGAGTCAGTGCTTACTCTTGGCTGGTCAGCCTTGGGTTGAGTTTGTGTTTGTGTTGCCATCATCCCACCTGTTTTAAGTCTGGTTTACCTTCTGATTTAGGAGGAGGTTTCTGCGCTTGTTGTTGCGCTTGTTCCTTCTGCTTATCCTGCTTTTCTTCCATCTTCTTCAAACGGTCTTTTAATAATTGTTTCATTGGAGGCTCTAGCAAGTCAAGCAATGATTCTTTGTCAATGACTTGTGCCTTAAACAAGTTAAATGCAAGCTGGCGCATGTCTTCCATGAAGATAGGCGAATTGCTGTGGGCATCCACCTTGACCACAAAGTCTTTGGTGAACTGCTCGGCAATGAACGGTCTGCCTTCCATGTCTTTGAAGTGGGTGTTGTCATACACCTGCATACATTTGAGATACAAAGTAGCCAGCTTCTCTAGGCTGTCCTCAATAACAAGGGCACGCTTCTTAGCACGGCTAGAACCTAGTCTTGCCAGTTGTGATGCGTGACCAGAAGAGCGCACACCTGCCTCGCCTTTACCTTGCAATACGTTACCAATGCCAGAGACTTCCTCGAACATGGCATCTATCCTGTCAATCTCTTTAAAGAGGTCAGGCGGGATGACGGGAGCCATACGTTCTACCTTGGCGTTAGGCATGTCTGTAGAGAGCAAGCCACCAGAGCGGTTAAGCGCAAAGTTCTTCTCGTCCAAGATACCCGTGAAGCCTATGAGGGCGGTAGGTGGAGAGACTTGCTTAGAGAGCAGGTCTAAGATTTCTGTCATGCGTCTGTTACGCAGGTCTTGCAAGAAGACCATACGTTGCACTTCACTGCCACCCCAGTAGTAGTCATACAAGGGGTTAGGGCAGACTTGCACAAACGGCAACTCGCCTTTCAAGAACACCTGCTCACCTGGTCGGTCATAGATGATGATGTCAGGGTCTGCTTTCGTTACAACTTGGTAATCTTTGGTGTCATCGTTCCAGACCCAGAGTTCTGTCATCTCGATTGTTTCTTCTGCGACAGAGGCTTTGTACTTGTTCATGCCAGCCAAGTCGAGGTTGACATTACCGTACATGGTTGGGTTGACCTGCGACATCAAGATGCGCTCTATGCCGTTAGCAACGGGAGTGCGCTCGTGCTGGGTTGCGTTGACACGCTCGACAATTTGCTCACGCTTGGGATGAGAGTAGAGACGGTCATACAACTCAGACTTAGTGATGTAGTAGGTTTGGACAATAGCTTCTTGTCTGTCTGTGTAAGGGGAGTCCTCACGCAGTACGCCCATACAAGCGGGTTCCACCATGTAGGGGTGGATGCCGTTGTTTATCACGAGTTTGACAAAGGTGGAGTTGTAGGCGAGTGCCCATGTCACAGCGGTGGAGAACACTTGGTCACCGTTGCTGTTGAGCCACTCGTCATTGAGGGCGCGGGTTAGTGTTGGAACTTTTGTCTGCTCAGACTCAGGGACAGCAGCGCCTGTGTTGATGGAGAACCTTGTTGTCTCTGCTGAGTAGAGGAACGAGGTGAGCTGGTCGATGTGTGGATAGATTTTGTTGAAGATGGCAGGAGACTCAGACGGGCTGTTGCCAAACAAATAGTAACTACGCAGGGCTGCGTAATCGTCCTTGCGCTCATCACGAGAGACTAGACACTTTTGAATAAGGTCAAGATAGAAGAGTTCCCTGTCTAGCGCATTGGTAGGTATTCTCATGATTTCTTCACAGTCAAGTTTTCGTGGTCAGCGATGTAGCTCGCTGGCGCAGGGCCAGATAGATTACCCGCTGCCCGTGGGTTAATTCCCACGGATTCTCCATTAACAGATTTAAATTGTCCACCCATGACAGATTTCATGTTGATGTTGCCGCCACCTCCCCAGATAACAGAGTCACCAGGGCGCTGTTGTTGGGCTTGCATCTTGTTGTTGTGCTCCATAGCGGCAGTAGCTTCTGCAAACTGCTTGTCATTGAGCTTGTTATTGCGTTTCATGTACCCTTCTTGGTACTCACCCTCTCTAGTGGTCTTGATATCTGTCATACCAAAGTCTAGAGCCAAGTTTTTAACGGTTTTCTCCGTTCTTTTGGTCTTTTCGGACTTTATACCCACTGGTTTTAGGAAAACAACGGAAATATCGCCTGTGCAGGGCTTACAAGGGCATTTTTCCTCCCTTGACTCAAATATTCCGTGTTGTGTACAAAAATAGTCCTTGAGAACTGCCATATTACCCCCTGAGTGCTTCGTTTAGGTCTGATTCGCTGTAATCGTGTCGGTTGACCATGCCAACACGCAGTTTGATGCCGTCTGAGGTTACTTTTAGCCCCATTCCATGAATAATTGGGGGCTGTGGAGTCTTTCTGTAGTCCACGTAGCGGGTGTTGTCGATACGTTTCATTACTTTTACCGCCCCTGATTTCCACTGCATATAGGCTTTGTTAACCCTGCGCTGGATATGTTCTGTCAAAGGATGCTTCTCAGTATCAAAAACATCAAGGAAGTGGACAGACGAAACCCCTGCAAGCTCACAAAAGAGGTTGATAGAGATACCTCTGTTCTTGTCAGAGATAAAGCGTTTCATCTGACGCTTGAGTTCAGCCTTCGGTAATGCTCGCATTTTTCTCTACCGTAAAGCAAATGTACTTCTCAGGCATCTTTTTCCCCTCTTGCGTTATTTCAAACTCAAAATACGAGGAGTCTTTAATGGTAAACCCTGCCTTTATGAGTAGTGCTGCCCACATTCTGTCTCCAAGAACGGAGTAGTGGTTAGGGTTGAACTCAAAGTTACGGGCGCATTCTGGGGCAGGAACCTCTATGTACATCTGTGAGCCTGTACGCAAGATGCGATTGAACTCGTACAAGGTGAACAAAGGGTAGGGTGAGTGCTCTAGGGCTTGTCTGCACCAGATGAAGTCAATGCTATTGTTGGCAATAGGGATGAGGTCAGACATATCTGCCTGTATGGTGGTGTGCTTCTTGGCATTACAAGCGTCCACATCCTCTTTGTTGTAGGTCACGCCAATGATGTTGGTGTAGCCAAGGGCTTTGATGCAGTCCATAAAAGTGCCTTGCCCACAACCCACATCTAGTATGAAGTCAGTAAGCGCTAACTTCTTAGGTGTGAAGAACTGGTCTACCATCTTTGGTATTAACTGCGTGTGGAAGTTTCCGTCCTCTGGTTCAGAATAAACGGTAGTGAGTGCTAACTTAGTGTAGCGATTGAACTTTTCAACTTCCATACATTCCTATCTTTTTTAAGTAGTCACTAACATTTTTTCCCACCGCAACTTGTTCTGGTGTGAAGTCTTCTTGCTTGTGGGATATTTCCCGTGTAATCTTTGCCATGATGAGGCGGGGCTGGACCTGCTCTGCCCAAGCCACAGTAGCCAGAGCACAGGCGATTACTCTGTCATCCTTAGACCTACCAGGTGCGCCAATGAAGCCATCCTCACGCACGACTGTCTTCATCTCTTCTAGGGTGTCCATACTGCGGATGGTCATCATCTCCCGCTCGAAGAAGTCTTTCATGTATTGCAACATGCGCTCTTTGCTATTGCTGGTAGTCAGGTAGCCAATGCTGTTAGAGAGTCCACCAAGGGTGTCGTTTCTTCTCCAGATGTAGTTGGTCATACTTCCAAGTACGTCCATAAGTCCCCGTCCTACTGCGCCACCAGTAGCAACAGCCTGGCGTTTCAAGTTGCGTATCTCGTTGATGACGGACTGACCTGGGCCGTTGACCTCAAGGTTCAAGGTAGAGTTCTTGTAAGCGCCAGCAAGGTGGGCGATGACCCACGCAAACTGGTAGGTGTTCATCTCTGACGTGGCGAACTCGGCAACTTGGTCAAGACCGTCCGCATAGCAGCGAAAGACTTGGATGCAGAATCTGTCAGCCCAGTCTGAGCTTCCGTAAGCAGGGTCAGCACCAATGACGTAATACGCTGTGTCAATAGGTTCTTCCCATACTTTGAGTGTACCGAGTCGCTCCGTGGACGGGATGACTTCCGTGTCTTGGAAGAGTTGTCCGAACAAATATCGGAAGTGGTCTGGTTGTTCTTTCTTGGCTTGCTTGGCGGCATCTGTACACCTACTGTTAGAGAAGAAACTTGTACCTGTCATAACAAAGGCGTAGTCTTCAGTAGGTGGGAACTCCTGATACATCAGGCTCTCATCCTTTATACCCTCTGCCATTTTCCATCTCCACCAAGCCATCTGCCGGGAGTTAATCTCAAACCCGTACATCTTCTTGATGTCTTTGTGCCATTCCTTCTCTTCCCCTGTGAGCTTGCCATCCCAGTACACCTTGTAGATGTTGGAGTCAGCGGGAACAGAATAGTATTCATTACGCCACCAGCCACAAAAGATGGCTCTCTGTGTGCGTGCTGCTTTTGCAGTCTTGTACATGTCGTGGAACATGTTAAAGCCCTGCGCTGTGCTCTCAAACATGTAGAGACGCTCTGTGTTCTTTTCAGCAAGAGAGGCTATCAAGGAAGCAAGTCCTTCTTCGTTACCCCAGGAGGCGGTTTCCGTGCCATGCAAATAAGTGATAGCTTTGCCTTGCCCCAGACGAGACTTGTTACCAGCGATTTGGTAAAAGAGTCGGCTTCTGTTTTTGAGAACCATCTGATTTCTATTGTGGGCAACCAGCGGAATCTTGTACTCTCTGGGTAAGCCGTCCATATACATCGCAAGAGTAGAGCGGAACATATCCCTGTTCTCCTCTGTATCTGCCACCAGCGTTCCCTGCCAACCGGGGTGAGTAAACTGCCAGTAGAGGTCCAGAGCCAGCGAGATAGTAGTAATGCCAAGCTGTCTACCTTTCAGAATAA